CAACAATCATATCGGATTGGAAAATGGGCAAACACATTCAGGTGATATCTAAAAAATTAAAACAATTAGAGTCCGGAGAGATAAAAAGACTTATGGTTTTTTTGCCTCCACGTAGTTCTAAGTCAGTAATCTGCTCAAAACTGTTCCCAGCATGGTATATAGGAAGGAATCCAGAACATGAGATACTTACAGTCAGCCATAGCGACCAGCTTTCTAGCGATTTCGGTAGGTCTGTTAGAGATATTGTATCAACTAAAAGTTTTCAAGACATATTTACAGGTGTTTCTCTTAGGACAGACGTTAGAGCAGCAGGAAAATGGAAAACAAACAAAGGAGGCAGCTACTACGCAGCCGGAGTCAAGAGTCAAATCGCAGGAAGAGGAGCACATATAGCAATTCTTGATGATGTGATGTCTGAAGAAGACTCATACTCAGAGGCAGGAAGGCGATATGTAAAAGAATGGTACCCAGCCGGTCTTCGAACTCGTATTATGCCTAACGGAAGCATACTAATAATTAACACCAGGTATCATTATGATGATTTATGTGGGTGGTTATTAAAACAAGAGTCAGAGTTCTCTACTATTCTACCTTGGGAAGTAATAAGAATACCTGCATGGTTAGATGAAGCAAGTGCCGAGTTATTAGAGTTACCTGTTGGTTCCTCTTATTTCCCAGAATGGAAAACAGATGACTCTCTAAAGATTGATGAGCAAGAAATACGTGCTTCTAATGGAGCAAGATATTGGAATGCATTATATATGCAGGACCCAACACCTGATGAAGGTGGTTTAATAAAAAAGAAATGGTTGCAATGGTGGGAGTATGATGAGCCGCCAGCTTGTGATTTTATTATTCAAACATATGATACTGCCTTTTCTACAAAGACTACAGCAGACTATAGTGTAATTCAAACTTGGGGTATCTTTTCAAGGTTTGAACAAAACGAACATGGCTATGAAGACTTCATACCTAATTTAATTTTATTAGGAAACATGAAAGGCAGATTTGAGTATCCAGAGCTACGAAGAATAGCACAGATGCTTTATGATGAATTTAGACCTGATGTTTGTATTATTGAAAAGAAAGCATCAGGACAGTCTCTACTACAAGATATGCGTAGAGCTGGATTGCCTGTACAAGATTATATTCCAGACAAAGACAAAGTAGCTAGAGTACATGCTGCATCACCAATGATAGAAGCAGGAAGAGTTTGGTTGCCTAAAAATAAAAAGTGGTCTGATGATTTGTATACAGAGATTTTACAGTTTCCAAACTCAGCTCATGATGACCAAGTTGATGCTATGACAATGGCAATACATTACATGAAAGAGTCCTGGAGACTCACACATCCTGATGACCCATATATGGATGAAGAAATAAATAATAAAAAAAGGGTTGCATATTGGAGAGTTTAGTGGTATAATAGATGTAAGAGGTAATTATGGAAAAAGACAAAAAGAAAAAACAACCTAAATCTAAACTAATCATTAAACCAAAAGTAAATATTAATTTAAGTAAAGCAAAAGCTAAAGTTGATTTTAAACTTGGTGATAAAATAAATGCACAGATACAAGGTTATGGTAAAACTAAAAGTCTTATTAAAGGACCAAATAAATTACAAGGTTCTAAAATTTCTGGTAAACTAGAAGTACAAAGAGGAAGACATGCTTTAGAAGGCAAAGGTGAGTATAAACCAGATAGACAAGAAGGTAGTGCAGGATTAACATACAAATTTAAATTTCAAGAAGGTACAAAAAATAAAACGATTGGTGGTAAATTAAAAGAGATGTTAAAGAAAACACCAAAGAATAGAAATCTTAAAAATGCTATAGCTGCTTTTGAATCTGGTGTAGATTATAAAGGATTTTTAACTGCAAAAGAAAAACAAAAACTAGGCATTAAATAAATGATACAAATAATAAAAAAGTTTTTTAATAAAAAAATAAATGCTTCTGATTTAAATAATTATAGAAGAAGCTGTAATGCACATTATGATGATGTGTGTATGTAGGTAACTATGAATCCAGCAGAATTATATACACAACTAGCAACAAGTATACCAAAGAAAAAAGAACCTACTCGTTCTTTAAAAGAAGGTGTAGGTATTCAAGATGTTCCTGAACTAACAAGAGAACAATTACAAGATATATTAACTTTAGGAGCACAGATGTTATCAGGTTCAGATATAGCTAGAGAGATAGGTGCTTCTAAATTAGAACCAACAATATCAGAAGATATTCAAGAAGGTAGAATTAGTGATGCAGCATTAAAAGGTGTAGGCACAGCATCAGATGTAGCATTAGCTGCTTCTCCTTTTCTTGGCCCAGCAGGTTTAGTAGTTGGTCCAGTAGCACTAGGTGCAAAAGCTGCAACTAAAGCATTAAAAAGTAAATTATCAAAAGATACTGATAAACCAAATATTAGAAGAGATAAAACAGCTATAGTAACTACAAAAAGCACATATGAAAAAATAAATAAACTTTTCGATAAATTAAATGTAAAGAACGTGCATGATTTTGGTTCTGGTTTAGGCATAGGAACAAAACAATTTAAAAATAAAAAAGTAACAAGTCATGAACCATTTGCTGATATAGATAGAATTAAAAAATTAAAAGGTAGAGAACCAGATTATACAACAGCAGATGAAGTTTTAAAAAATGAAGGTGTAAAATCTAAAGATGGTGTTGTAAATCTTAGTGTATTAAATGTTATAGAAAATCCTGCAGAAAGAAAAAAAGTTATAAGTGATATTGGTAGTTTAATAAAAGATAATGGATATGGTCTTATAACAGCTAGACCTTTTTCAACTGTTGCTGGAGAAGCTAAAAGAGCTAATGCAAAAAAATTTGGTGATGGATTTTTATTTGGAAAAGGAGATGAAAAAACATTTCAAACAGGTTTTAATCAAAAACAATTAGAAAATTTAGTGCAAGAAACTTTAGGAAAAGATTTTAATGTAGTAAAAGCACCTAAAGTAGATGGAGAACCTATTAGTGGTACATCAGTTTTAATAACTAGAGGAACACCTGATTTAAAAACAAAAGGTGGTAGCACAGTTAAAAGGGGTGGTGTAGTTAAAAATGTTGAGTATCCTGTAGGAAAAAATATAGGTGGTGCTATTTATTTTCATAAAGATTATATAAGTAAACAACCAAAAGAGTTACAAGATATTTATAATAAAGCTATAAATAAATTACCAAAAGATTTTAATTTTAAAACTATTAAATATGATTACAATAATAAAAATATAAGATTTGAAGAAGCTCCAGACTTTGATACTGCAAGAGAACCTAAAGTTGGAAAAAATATAACTATTACACCAGAGGGTGATGTTGGTAAAATTAAAGATTCAGATTTAATATATCATCATAAGTGGACTTGGGTCGATAATGATTATCCAGGATTTGATGTAAAGAAAGAACATAATTGGTCTAGAGAGTGGTTAGATAAAGGAGTAGACCCTGGAGCTGGTCGTAAAAATAAATGGGAAGAAAATTTAAAAAAAGCAAAATTACCTATGGAGAGGATAAATAATGGCAGTAGAAAAAAATCCATTTGATAAAAAAGAAGAAACAACAAATGTAATATCAATCAATGCACCAAAGCAAGATGAAGGTGTATCTTTTGAAGTAGATACTGATGGTGGAGTTACAGTAAACTTTGGTGAAGAAAATATAGAAGAAGAAGTAACAGCAAAAGAATACTATACTAATCTAGCAACAGATATGGATGAAGAAGTATTAAAAGATGTTGCACACACAGTTTTAGAAAACTTTCAAGCTGATAAAGATTCTAGGTCTGAGTGGGACTCTATGTTTGAAAGAGGTTTTGATTTATTAGGATTAAAACTAGAAGATGCTACAGAACCTTTTGAAGGTGCTTGTACTGCAGTGCATCCACTATTAATAGAGTCTGCAGTGAAGTTTCAATCTAAAGCATCACAAGAATTATTTCCTGTAGGTGGGCCAGTAAAGGCACAGATATTAGGAACACAATCTGTAGAAAAACAAGAACAGGCAAATAGAGTTCAAAACTTTATGAACTATCAGTTGACTGAACAAATGCCAGAATACTTTGATGAGTTTGAAAGAATGCTTTTTCATTTACCATTAATAGGTTCTGCTATTAAAAAAGTTTATTATGATGCTGGTATAGAAAGACCAGTATCTGAGTTTGTGCCTATTGACCAATTTTATGTGTCATACTATGCAAGTAATTTAAGAAAAGCAGATAGGTACACACACGTTATATATCGTAATCCTGTAGATATGCAAAAGGATATTGAAGCTGGTATTTATTCTGATATAGAATTACCAGAAGCAACATATCCTAATCAAAGTAATCTATCAGAAAAATTAAATACTATTATGGGTATCTCACCAACTGCAGAACATGACCCACAATATGTATTATTAGAACAACATTTACATCTTGATATTCCTGACCCAGAGTGTCAAGAAGGTGAGTTTGCTCCATATATTGTTACAGTGGAGCAAGAGTCTCGTCAAATATTAAGTATTCGTAGAAACTATAGAGCCGGTGATACAAATAAAGAAAAAAGAATGCACTTTGTTCATTACAAATTTGTTCCTGGATTTAGTTTTTATGGGTTAGGCCTTATACATTTCTTAGGTAATTTAACCATGACAGCGACTGCAGCTATGAGGAGTCTTGTAGATGCTGGACAGTTCGCTAATTTACCAGGAGGATTTAAGGCAAAAGGAGTAAGAATGGTGGGCGATAACGAACCTATTGCTCCTGGTGAGTTCAAGGAGGTCGAAGCAACAGGTATAGATTTACAAAAGGCGATTGTTCCTCTCCCATATAAAGAGCCTTCCTCAGTGCTATACAACATGCTTGGATTTGTAACTGCTGCTGGTCAGAAGTTTGCAGACAGTACAGAACAAATAGTTTCTGATGCTGCCTCCTCTGGACCTGTGGGTACTACTATGGCTTTACTAGAAGCATCTAGTAAATTCTTTTCTGGTATTCATAAACGATTACATAAATCACAAAGAGATGAATTTAAAATTATTGCAGAAATAGATTATGATTATCTACCTGTAGAATATCCATATGATGTTCCTAATGCAAGTAGAGAAATATTTAAAAAAGATTTTGATGGTGCAGTAGATGTTGTACCTGTTAGTGACCCAAATATTCCTAGTAATGCACATAGAATGATGTTAGCAAATATGGCATTACAAATGGCACAAC